CAATAACTGGATCCTTTCCACTAATGAATGATCCATCTTTTCTTAAAGGAATTAAAGATGATGGGGTCTCCCAAATTAATTGTCTATATGGTGTTAGAAGAACATGATGAAAATAATCAATTTCTTTAGGTGTCCTCTGTTTTCTCATAGAAGAACATCCCCCCTGAAAACTAAATCTAAATCTACTCCTATAAATTTCTTTATTAAAATTTTTTTTGTGATTATAGTCAAGTTTGAATTGATAAACAACTTTTTTAACTTGACTTCTAACCCAACCTTCTCCTGGTTTTTCTATGAGTAGATCTACACCATTATCAACATGTGGTTCTGCAATATTAATTTGTTTGGAAAGAAAATATGATTTTACAATATTTTCACACGAAGATCCTCCAAAATTAGTATCTCCAATTTTTCTAGATAATGGTTTAGTTTCTTCTTCCAATAATGGAGGCATACAAGGAGTTAATCTTTGTGCATTAGGTGATCTTTTACCCATAATGTTTATACCCAATCAGGTTTGCGTTCTGGCATACGAAGATAATTAGATGCAACCCAAGGTTTGGACGAAATATACATCTTGTAAGCAGTAAAAGTGTCAATGCTTGTGTCAAGTTTATACTCATCTGGCATAGCACGAGCAAATGGTGTTACTTCTGTTATTTTACCCTTTGGAAACAAATAGTACGCATCAACAAGAGTTTTATAACATGAATGTGTTTTGTTATATCTCAAACAATATTCATCAGATAAATTTAAACCCCACTTAATTAACCAGTAAGCATTGTGAATGCTTTCCATTGCCCATTTAGTACAGGGATGATTACGGAATGCTCCTTTTTCGGTCTTGTATGGGGTTCCATCTGCCTTGGGAAGAGTGCCGTATCCATGTCCCCACTTGTCAGAAGCAACGATAGAGAGCATCTGACAGCACTCTAAGGGCATTTTGACGATGTGTTTGTCAGGAAGGCAAGTAGCACTCTCAGCAGGCCAGGGAGAAGTAACAAAAATGTTCATTAACCAAATGTAGAATCAGGTTCCAGAGCAATATGATACGTCACATCAAACCCAGTATTTTTGAATCGTGACAAAAGTTTACGTGAAATAACTACCTCATAATTACCAGGAAGAATCTTAATGTTCTCTACTTTAAAATTAAACGAGAACTCATCTTCAGTTTCACCAACAATTACAGAGAAATCATTAGAAGTATCGTTCTTTTTATCACGAACCACTAATTTGACAACTCCTGCTTCACCGATTACAGACAGATCCTGAAGTTGATAAATTGCAGCGGCTTTTAGAAGTTTATCAAGTTCTTTAGTGTCAAGCGTAAAGGATACATCTTCGCTAGGAAGAACAATGTCTTTTTCTGGAGGAGTAATAATTACATTAGGATCTGCAAAGAAATACTTAGAACGTGATTTTCCTTCTTTAATAACAACATATCCATTGTTTTGAAAATCAAGTTCTGCATTTTGATGCAAATTCATCCCATTTAAGAATTGATTCAGATCATAGATACCAAAGTCTTTGGTAAATTCTTCCTCTATGGTTGCTTCAGCTAAAATATTCTTCATTACAGAAATTGTACGGAGAGAATTACCCTGCTTAAACAAAATAGATTGATTGATGGAAGAAAAATTCTTCAGTAGAGTCAAAGTTTTATCAGAAAGTTTCATAGTTTGATTTCGAAGTTTCATTATTAAATCCAGCAAAATTATAAAGAAGAATTCCGTAATGAATAATCTTTAATGCATCAAGACGAGACATTCCATCTTTTTTGCCAAAACGAGAAGAGTATTTAATCAAGTTATCTCTACAGAATGGAACACCATCACCAATGGCATCAATAATATCAAGAACTTGAACTTTAGAACTATCAGATGCGTAATGTGCCTTATACGTACTGACAATATAATCTTCTACTGCTTTAAGAGTTTTCCCTTCACCAAATTTCCAAAAATGATTTTGAGATTCAGTTTGTGTTTGAGATTGATTCTTAAAACTTGGTGGATTTAAGGTAATATGATCTTCACCAATAGTAGAAGGATTACCAGTGAGACTAATTCCATCATTTTCCCAGTACGATTGATCACTCATCCCACCATAAAGTCCAGATCCAGTAAAGGAAATAGTATCAGACGAGATATAAGATTCTCCAGTCGTTAAAAAATCACTATAGACAGAATTAAAATTTTTATTTTTGTCGGGAATTTCAGACATAACAATTCATGGTAAAAGTTTAAAAAAATAAAAGGAGGTAGATTTACCTCCCACAATTATATCAAAAAGGAGCCTTCTGGTCAAGATCGTAAGTTACATGCTCACCCTCAGGCATCTTGAAATCAGCATCCACTTTATCATAAAGTTCAAGGAATGCTTGCTTGGTTTCATCATCAAAGCGGTTCACACAAACTTGGATTGCCTTTGCTTTATCTTGGAAGATGCTGTAGGCACGAATGATGTGAACCAGACGACGGGTGCTGATAATTTCCTCAATACCACCATCAAAGAAGGTCTTGCGAATGATGTCTGCCCAGTCAACCAGACGCTTACAGAAGTCGCGGTCTTCCACACCAAGATCGAGAGCGATACCTTCAAGGATCTTCTGCTCAGTCGCGGGAGAAGGATAGGACTGTTCAAAAGTTACAGGGAATCGTTCGAGGAATGCCTCATTAAGAACGTTGGTTCCGATAAAACGACCATCATCACTACCTTTGCCTTTAGTGTTAGCAGTAGCAAAAACATTAAAACCAGAAGCAGGTTTTACCCAACGACCAATCTTCTTAAGGAATACACCTTTACCTTCAAGAATAGATTGGAGGCACAGAATCTTGTTAGAAGCAAGATCGATCTCATCCAGCAGCAGAACAGCACCACGCTCAAGTGCTTCAATCACAGGTCCGTTGTGCCAAGCAGTACTACCATCAACAAGACGAAATCCACCAATCAAATCATCTTCGTCAGTCTCAATCGTAATGTTGACACGAATCAATTCACGACCCAATTGAGCACACGCTTGTTCAATAGAAAACGTTTTACCATTACCCGAAAGACCCGTAATGAACGTAGGATAAAAGAGACGGGACTGAATAATGCGTTTAATATCGTTAAAGTTACCAAACTTGACGAAGGTATCATCTTTTTCTGGGATAAGATTTTGTTCTACAGGAGGGACCACGGCAGGTGCTTGAAAAGTGCGTTCGATTTCTTCTACTTTTTGTTGAGTCACTTCAAGATTCCATTTGCCATGTCCAGTTTTGTATTGATAGATTTTATTACTTACGGTTTGATAGTTTGAACCATTCATACTACACCAGGCACGAACATCAGCACTAGTGATGTTATTACCATAGAGGTTTTGAAGGGAAGTGCGGATGTAGTCAGAGGAGAGAGTCATAATGAGGTGTTTGTTTCAACTGAATAATTATAAGGTCAAATTTGGATCTGAGATCCAGTCAGTGGTCAGTTTGCCAACTGGTTTTTCAGTTGACTTAAATATTGTTCGCTTGCAATGCGTCCAGTATAACCAGGATAGTATTTTTTAACTAATGCGGAAATACCTAAAGCAGTAGTTACACTATTACAAACAATCCAAACTTCTTTGGTATCGTATTTTACTACGTGATCAAAAGGAAATTTTTGTTTCATGCTACCAAAGAGATAAATTCACCAAGAACTTTTTTATTTAGTTTTTTAGTCTTCAATGACTTAACAAATGCAGACTTGATTTGAGATTTAGTTGCGTCTTCTTTAACTTCAAATTCACTATCTTGAGAGAGTGCAGTTGAAGACATACCAAAATATGCATCATAACCAGAGTTAGTAATAGTAAAACTCTTCAATTTCTTCCAATCATTTTGAATCTTTGTATAATCTTCATCACAAGAATTGTGATATAGATTAATAAAACGATTTACATTGCGACCTTCAAGTACACGAATACCAATAAAGTTAGTGGAGGAAAATTTGTTCTTTAAATTATTAAGAAGAACATCGGTAAACTCATGATATCCAGAACCAAATTTATAAGTAGATCCAAGTTTACGATCACGAAGAAATGTACTTTGAGGGCTAACATATCCAACACCAATAAAAGGATCTTTTTCCCAATTACGCTTTACTTCTTTATGATAAACAAGTTGATTTGCTTCACCATCAGTCAAAACAATACATTGAACCTTTTGAAGTTTGTTTTCTTTTTGAAATTTGGGAAGAATTTGATGAAGTGCAATCAATGATTCATTTAAAGGAGTACCAGAGAGACTCAAACGAGGAGGATATGTATATGCACAACGATAAGAATTTTTAAAGCATGAAGCAAGACGCCAAATATTCAACATTTGTCGTTCCAATTCTTTACCAGAAACTTTACTGGTAAGGATATTCATCATAGAAAAAGTTTCATCTACACAAAGCAAGCCCTCTTTTTTCTGGTAATGAGGAGTACGATCTGCGGCACTATAGCGACCAGTTTCATAATCATATTCCCCACGACGCCATTCATTTGTAAAGGCATAAACATCAAAAGGAATAGAAACTTTTTTACAAAACCACACAAGATTAAAGAGTTGTTTACATGTATCCACTATTACATCAGCCATAGAACCACTCCAATCCAGTACAAATACCAGACCATGATTTTTACCGTCAGGAATCACAGAAACCTTCTTAAATAGATCTTCATTATACTTGTAGGTATGAAGACGAGCAGTATCGAGAATACCAGTGCGAGCAGTTGAAGCACGAGCATACTGATCCGCAGCTTTACGACACTCAAACTCTTTCACAAGATAATTGACTTCTTTTTGAGCAGAAAACTTAAACTTGTTAAACTCAATATCAACATCTCTGTAGAGATTTATGGAAGAATATCCAGATGCTTGAGCATGTTCTTGATGAATTTTTTGTTGATGACAAAAAGATTCGCTAATATCTTTATGAACATCATAATTTTTACCAATAATAGTTTCAAGATTTACTTTAGGAATTTCAACGTAAACATTATCGTATCCGTCATCATTTACAAGATCCCGAATTTTATCTTCAAATGAATCTGCGGTACGAATTTCAGGTTCACTTTCTTCACTAGTATTATTTACTGAAGTCTGATCACCTTGGGCAGTCCCACCATTACCTTCCTTTTCTTGAGGTTGAGAATTATCACTTTCACCGTCTTGTTCAGAAGATGAGTCATTAGTCTCTACAATTTCATTAGCGGGTGACTGAGAATCTCCTTGTTGATCATGAGAATCAAAATCAGCAACTTTTTGCTGTTGTTCTTTTTCTTTTTTACAATATTTGTAAAGTTCTTCTGCAGCAATTAAGGTATCTGCAAAAGTTTCAGTTGCAGAAATCAAATCAATGATTTGCTTTTCTTCCGAGTTAAAATCAATAGTTACAAAATTACCAATTTTAAAATAAAGGTTAGAGCGATCTGCAAGATTAAAACAAGAGATATCTTCATCATCAATTTGAAAGAAATCTTCTTCATTTAGTTCTTTATACCCATTAAAGAAAGTTTTAGCAAGTCCAGCATACTTACGTTTCATTAATTTTTCAATTCGTGCATCTTCAACAACATTCACAAACTGAGTAGGAACTTTTACAGTTTTAGTCCAGTCTTCATCTGGCGTAAAAAGAGCATGACCCACTTCATGCCCTACAAGAAGATCATATACAAGATTGCTTGCCTTTTCCCAAAGAGGAAGAGTCAAGACGCGAGTATGAACATTAAAACAAGCAGTAGAAACTTTTTTGTGCTCGACAACGAGATCCTCAGTGGCAAGCAGTTTGGCAAGTTGAGACTTGATTTCGTGGGAGACAGGCATTTGATTTGTTTCGTGTGAGCATATAATACAAAAAAAGATCGCCTGTTAGACGATCATTGTGCCACTTTTTAAACTGCCCTACTAAATCCTTTTATTTTTTCAAATCTAATTACGTTGTTAAATTTATCTCTCATACCTTCTTTATGAGAAATAACAAATACATTTGCATCTTTGATTACATATCTAATAATCTTTAAAAATTCATCTGTACCAAATCCATCTAAGGAAGAATCAAATGTTTCATCAAAAATTATAATATTGCAGTTTAAAGAATTTTTTATTTTAGCAATTTCTCTCCAAGTAAAAAGAAGAGCAAGATCAATTCTCATTTTTTCACCTTCACTAAAAGAAGTATATGAAAAATCTTCATGAATTGGTGATTTAATAGATTCAGAAAATTCTTGATCTAAATTAAAGTTAATATAAAAATCCATCATTTGCAAATAACGATTTACTTGCTGATTAATGAGTGGCAAATATTTTTTAATAATTTTTGTTTTAACACCACCATCTTTTAGAAGACTGTAGATATAATCATAGTAATTAATTTTTTGTTTTATAGAATCTAAATCATTTAGTATATCAGTTAGATTGTTCCTGTATTCTTCTAACTTCTCATGTTCAGAATTTCTATTCTCAAGGTTCTTGGTAATAACTTGAATTTCATTTTCAAGATCTCGGATTTGTCTTTGGCATCCAGAGATCTTAGTATTGTTTTGAGAAATGCCATTCGTTAGTTCTGTGATTTCAGTAGATAGAGCGGTAAATTGACGCTCTCGCTCTTCTTCCTCTTTAATTGCCTGCTCTAGTTCTTGATAACCAGATTGCAACTCTTTTGCTTTATTTTGAGCGTCGTTAATTCTATTTATTCTGAAAGTCTCATCAATATCTTGAGTACAGGTAGGACAAACCGTATTCTCTGTAAAAAACTTATGTTCTTTAGTAATGGTAGATACCTTTTGAGATATTTTACCTTTCAAATTACCTAACTTACGAAGTTTGTCTGTTGCTCCAATATAAGTTTCTAAGTGCTTTTGTATTAGTTGAATTTCTTCAGTTTTTGCCTCAGATACACCAATTAAATCTTTTTCTTCATTAAGAAGTTGAGAAATCTTTTCCTTTTTATTTTTAATACTTTCTTTACCACGATTTTCAAGTTCTTCAATAAAATTTTCTTGCATATTAACTTTATCTTGAAAAGATTCTTTTTTTAATTCAAGAACTTTAACTTCATCCTTTACAGAACGAATCTTTTCTTTAACTAAAGTATTCATTGACGAGAAAATTTTAATGTCAAGTAGATCTTCAATTACTTCTCTGCGATGGGCAGCAGAAAGTTGCATGAAAGGGACAAAACTGCTACTACCCAAAATAACAATTTGAGTAAAAGACTTATAGTTCATTTTAAGAACGTTTTGTTCCAACCATTTTTGTTGATCAGTTGATGCAGAGTCTTGATTTAAAATTTTACCATTTCTATGAATTTCAAATATAGATGGTTTAATTCCTCTAACAACTTTCCATTTATTAGATCCAATTGTAAATTCAACTTCTACAACACAATCTTTCTCATTTATAGAATTGATTAATTGTGGTTTATTTACACCCCTGAAGGATTTACCAAACAAAGAAAAAGTCAGGGCGTCCAACATGGTACTTTTACCAGCACCGTTATTTCCAATTATTAAAGTAGTTGGACTTCCTACAAAAGATACTTCTGTAAATTGATTTCCAGTACTTAAAAAGTTTTTATACTTAATTTTTTCAAATAAGATCATTTTCTTGAGGGGGAATTACAATATCGTTTTCAGTAATTATTGCATATTGATAATCGTTCATTTCACAAGTTTTTATTATGATATCGTCATCAATTTCAATAACGTGCATAGATGGATAATTCATTTCTTCTAACATCATAGCAAATCTAACTGCATCATCTTCTTGTTCAAAAAGATATAGTATTTGCTCTCCATCTTCATTTATTACAGAATAGGCACCTTCGTCTTCTTTTCCTTCTATTGTTAGAATAAACATTTAAATCATCTCACAAGCCTCTTTGTATATATTTTGAATAATTCCTTTAAGTATGTTTTTATCTAACACTAGATCAGAATCTTCAACGTATCTATTAAGTAAAGAAACCGTATCTTCAGATTCCAATTCATCTATTTGGATTTCTTCTTCTATTTTAAAACTTTCTACTATTTTAATTTCTGCAATATTTGCCGAATATAATTTATCTAGAAATTTATCAAACTTTTTAGGGTCAGTTTTTTTTCTAATAATCAACTTTACTATTTTATTTTCATATTGCCTAGCATCAAATAATTGAGGATCAGTATCTTCATAAAAGATAGAA